CGACGAATTGACGAAGATCCCGCGGTCGTTCACCATGATGCTCCTGAGCCGGCTGAGCCCCGCCGGCGCGCGCATGTACGCCACCACGAACCCGGACAGCCCGTACCACTACGTGCGCACGGACCTGCTCGACAACGCGGACATGGCCGACTTCCTCCAGGTGATCCACTACGGCCTGGATGACAATCCGAACCTGACCGCCGAGTTCAAGGACTTCATCCGGCGCTCATACACGGGCGTATGGCACCAGCGCTTCGTTCAGGGCCTGTGGGTGTTGGCGGCGGGCGCGATCTACCGCGACGTGCTGACAGACGATATCTGGTACACCGATGCCACGCGCCCGGTGGGGCTGCTGACTCAGCACGGGCATGTGGAGAGGTGGGTGCCCCTCGATTACGGAACCACAAACGCGCTGGCCGCCATCGACTGCTACGACGATGGGCAGACGGTTTGGATGGACCGCGAGTACTACTACGATTCGCGCGCGGCGGAACGCCAGAAGACCGATGCGGAGTACGCGGACGATCTGATTGCGTGGATTGGCGGGAGCACCCGCCAGATGCCCGGCATTATCATCGACCCCAGCGCCGCGAGCTTCCGTGCGGAATTGATGAGCCGCGGCCTGTATGTGATAGACGCTGACAACACGGTCGAAGATGGTATCCGGCGCGTGAGCACAATGTTGGGAAGGAAGCGGCTGCGCATCAATCGCGACGGCTGCCCGAACGGCGTTCGCGAGATGCAGTCCTACGTGTGGGACGAAAAGAAATCGAACAAGGGAAACGAGCAGCCGGTGAAGTCGCATGACCATTTCTGCTTCGCCGCGGGCACGCTGATCCAAACCCCGGACGGCCCGGTCCCGATTGAGCGGCTGGCGGCTGGCGATGAAGTGAGCAGTCCGCTCGGGACGTGCAAGGTGCTGGGCACGGCGGTATCGTCGCGGCTGACGGTGCCGTGGAACGGGACACGCGCAACGCCGGAGCACCCGGTGCTGACTAAAAGGGGATGGGCCCCTGTTGATGCGTTGCGGTATAATGACTGCACATGCGAGTGGAATCCGTTATCTTCAATGGCATCCTGTTCCGTCGGTACCCAGACTCCAAGCGATTGGAGGATCGCCGATATTTCAAGCCCAACGGAAAGCATATTCTCGCTGGCGTCGAGAGCTTGCACCGCGAAATATGGAAGGCTCAGAACGGTCTTATCCCGGATGGATTCGACGTTCACCACTTGGATGAGAACCCCGATAACAACGCTCCCAGCAATCTGGGGATTCTACCCAGTTCCGAACACCGATCCATGCACGGGCGGAAGCGAACTCCGGCCAGAGACGCTGCGCTGTTTCGCGCCGTCGCAAAAGCCCCAGAATGGCACCGATCCGACGCCGGGCGCGCCTGGCACGCAGAGCAAGCCCGGAAATCCTTCGCTTTGCGGGAATACGGGGAGTACACCTGCGACCATTGCGGGAAGCCATATCGGACACGCGATATTGGCGGCCATCGATTTTGCTCTAATGCTTGCAAGTCGGCTGCCCGCCGTAAACTGGGTCTGGACAATGTTTCCAGAGATTGCGCGGTTTGCGGTAAGCCATTCACGGTTGGCAAGTACCTTCCGACCCGCACCTGTGGCCGATCTTGCGGCGCCGTGCTTCGCGCTGGTTCACGCGCTGCGCACTGAGCACGGCTGCTACTTTGCCAACGGCGTGCTGGTTTCGAACTGCGATGCTGCCCGCTACTTCGTCCAGACGCGGATCAACGATTGGAGGCTCGCCGCATGAACTTCCCGACGTTCGGCAAGCTCGCCCACTACTACGCGCAGCACATGGCCAGCCTATACCATGGCCACCTGTGGGACTTCGTTCAACATCCCGAGTTGGTGAAGGATCCGGTGTTCCGCCAGGCCGCGCGCCAGCTCGCCGGCCGCATGGTAGGCGAGGTCGCGAAGCAAAACGCGAAGACGTGGCGCGCCGCGGCGATGAAGTCAACCCGCGCCCGCGAGATATACCGCGCGTTGCAGGCTGAGATTGAAAGCGGCAACCTCGGGGCGGTACTTGAAACGTTGGCGGATCGCAACGCGGAACTGATTTCGAGCGTGCCCGCGGACATCGCCGAACGGATTACGAAGCGGGCCGTGGAATTGCATCAAAAGGGTTCGCGCCCGGCTGAGATCGAACGCGACATGCGCCGGTGGGCGCCGGAACTCTCTAAGAGTCGTATCCGTTGTATCGCGAGAACCGAACTCAGTCGGGCCGAAACGGATCTCACGCGGGAGCGGTCAGCGCGGATCGGAATTGACTGGTACCAGTGGGAAACCAGCGAAGACCAGCGCGTGCGACCCTCGCACAAAAACATGGACCACGTGTTGGTGGCGTGGAACGATCCGCCGTCACCCGAGGCGTTGATCGGGGAGAAAAGCACGCTGGGAAAATATCACGCGGGCTGTGCTCCGAACTGCCGGTGCCCGGCGCTCCCGCTGGCCGACGTGGATGAAGTCCGCTGGCCGTGCCGGGTGTACCGCTCTGGCTCCATCGTGCGCATGACGCGCCCGCAGTTCCTCCGGGTCATCGGAGTTCGGTTGGCAGCATAGCCACGCCCCCTCATACATTTTGCCCATGTCTCCCGAGCTTCACATCCCGGAAGGGTTCGGCTGTAGGTTTGGCCGCCAGTACCGCGCCACCGACGCGCGCCCGATGGCCTACGGCCTTCAGCCCAACCGAACCACCACGTCCGGCTTCGACGCCTTCACGAACGCCGCGGCGCGCATGGGCTGGGGGACTCCCAGCGTTGCCGAAGGCGCCGATTACAACCTCGTTCGCCTCAGCTACGACTACTGGCTCCTCATTACGCTCTACCGCAACCACTGGATTTCGCGGCGCATCGTGGACGGGCCGGCGCAAGACATGGTGCGCGCCTGGCCGAAGCTAAGTTCCGATATCGCGCCGGACGATCTCAGCCGGATCGACAAGGCGGTGCGCAAGACGGCTACCAGGGCGCAAGTGCTCAAGACGCTCAAGTGGGCGCGGCTGTTCGGCGGCGCCGGCGCGCTCATCATGATCGATGGGCAGGAAAACGAACTGGATCAACCGCTGGACCTGGACAGCATCGAACCCGGGGCCTACCTTGGGCTGGATCCGTTCGACAGGTGGTCGGGGATTCACCCATCCGCTACCGTCTGCACCGACATCACCAAGCCGCTGGAATTCAACCTGCCGGAGTTCTACGAGATCCACTCGCCATCGGGCGGGGATTCGTACCGGGTTCACCCGAGCCGGATACTGCGGTTCAGCGGGCCGGACGTTCCCGCTCCCGAGCACCAGGCCCAGCAGTACTGGGGCATCTCGGTGCTGGAGCCGGCCTACGAGGAAATCCGCAAGCGCGACAACATGAGTTGGAACCTGCTGTCGCTTTCGTTTCGCGCCTCGATTATCGCGATGCGGAACAAGGATTTGGCGCAGATGCTCTCCGGCGCGGGCATGAACACCAAGGCGCTGCAAGGGTTCCACAGCCGCATGGAAGCGGTCAACCAACTACTGAGCAGCCAGAATCTCATGGTGCTCCCGGACGAAGGCGGGCTGGAGCAGATCAACTACACGCCGTCCGGCTGGGACGCCATCTACGGCATGTTTCAGATGGACGTGGCCGGCGCTTCTGGCTACACGGTCACGCGCTTGTTCGGTAGGACCATCACCGGTATCGGCCAATCGAACGATGCCGACGAACGGCTCTACGAAGAGCGGATCGCGATGGAGCAAGACGATTCGCTCCGGCCGCAACTGGAAAAGCTGTACCCAGTGATCTGCATGTCGGCTCTTGGCGAGGTGCCGGAGGATCTGGACTTCACGTTCCCGAGCGTCCGCGTGCTGACGGAAGAGGAAAAGTCGAAGCTCTCCAGCGACACGATGGCGAGCCTGGTTGCGCTGGGCAACGCTGGGTACCTCACCAAGCCGCAAGTGCTGAAGGAGATCAAGCAGCAGAGCGACGTGACGGGCTTCGGAACGAACGTGACCGACGAGGACATCGAAACTGCTGAGCGGGACGAAGACATGGGGCTTGGCGGGCTGGGCGAGCTGGCGGGCGGCGGGCCGGAAGAACAGGCGGAGCCGCAACCGAGCGCAGAGCCGGAGATCGAACCCGTGGCGGAGAGGTAAAGGAACGATGAAGATGTCAGCGCAAGCGCAGGAGATTCAGGAGTTAGGTTCCGAGATTCAAGAACTCATAGGGGAACATTATGAGTCTCCCAAGATTCTGTTGGGTCTGCACCGGTGCTTCGGAGAGCGCGAATCCTTCGACCCGGAAACTCGGTCTCTATCGTTTACCCGGCTGTTGAGCACCGGGCGCATGGCCGAGGTGGAGCTTGGATGACCCCCGTTACCCAGACCCGCACCGGCGCCGACGGCAACTGTTTCGCCGCGTGCCTGGCGTCGATCCTGGAAATCCCGCTGAGCGACGTTCCCGACTTCACCACCGATGGGGATGAGTTTCTGGAGGATGTAGCCGATTTCCTGGCGGAACACGGACTCTACTACGTCCAGATCCCGCCGAATGACGCGGCATTCGCTGCCATGTGCGGGGCGGGCGACATCTACCACACGATGGAGGGCACCAGCCCGCGCGGCGGCCAGCATGCCGTGGTGGGGCTCAAAGGCGAGATGGTCTGGGACCCGCATCCCCAGGACGGAACGGGCCGCGGTCTCGTTTCGGTCGAATGCTTCGGCCTGCTGTGCGACCGCATGATTTCCGAACGGTAAGGAGCGTTTCAACCTATGGCACTTCCAAGTTTCGCCCCATCGGCTTACGGAACGATGGCGGCCCCTTCCGGCGCGTCCGTGGCGCAAGCGATTCCCGGCGGGGCAGGCCCAACTCTGCTGGTAACGAACATGGGGCCATCCCCGGCGGTGGTTCTGCTGGGATCGTCCACGGTGGTGGTGACGCCAGCGACCGGAGTCATGATTCTTCCCAACCAGTCGCTGGCGCTCGCCGTCGCCTCCAACACCTACATCGCGGCGATGGGTACCCAGGCGGCCGCAATCCTCAACCTGGCGCAAGGAACGTAGTCCGATGGGAAAGTTCATTCGCTGCCATTTCGCGATTCCCGAGCGGTTCCGCGGGCTCAAGGTGATCTCCTGGCGCCGTGGGTTCGATCACATGGCCCATGCTCGGTTCGTCGGAGTCCCTGGTGATTTCGATGTGCCGGATTGGTGGATGGAGCGAATCGAGCGCAGCACGCGGGAGGATTACTGACCATGAGCTTTTCCTACTACGCCTCCAGGCTTTCCAATAACATCGGCGAGACCCCGGAGGGCTTCCTTATCTGCCGGGATTGCGTCATCGCGCGGACCGGCTGGCAGAAGTACGAAGCCAGCGAGCTGCCCGCCGACTCGCTCAAGGATCTCGGGATCGACGGCAAGGCCGCCGGCATGATCGACGTGTACCGGAGTCCCGAGGAGGTCTTCAATCCGGCCACGCTCGCCAGCTTCGAGGGAAAATCGCTGTGCGACGATCACCCGCCGGGCGCGCAATTCGTCGATCCATCGAACATTGGCCAGTACGAATTCGGCCATGTCCAGAACGTCCGCCGCGGATCCGAACCTCTGGAGTCCGGCGAAGAAGCGCTGCTGGGCGACATCATCATCAAGCGCGAACCACTGCTCTCCGAAGTACGGAATAACCGGAAAAAGGAACTGAGTTGCGGTTACGATTACGAGCTTTGCCGCGAGGGAGACAGTCTGGTGCAGCGCTCCATCATCGGCAACCACGTTGCAGTTGTCCCGAAGGGCCGAGCCGGAGCCGAGGCCCGCATCATAGATTCCGCGCCTGAATCGCAGGAACGGAAGGTGGCCGGGGATCAAGGCTCCACCGGCAATACACGAAAGGAGAAACCCAAAGTGGCAAATCTATTCAAGCATTTGCTCGGGCTCGGCCTGAAAGCCTACGCAGTAGACGCCGAACCGGAGAAGTTGGCCGAAGCGGCGGAAGCCGTGAAGGAAAAAGGCGAAGCGAAAGACGAATTCCCCGAGAAGCCCGAACCGAAACCCGAACCCAAACCGGAAGTTAAGCCGGAGCCGAAGGCCGAAGCCAAACCCGAGGTGGCCGAAGACCTGCGCGCCAAGGATCACCGGAAGCGCATGCACGATGCGCTCGATTGCATGCTGAATGAGCGTGAGAAGCGCGCCGCCGAAGACACGAAGGGCGCCGACGCGGACCTGGAGGAATTGGCCGACCTCTTGGACGAATTCTTCGAAGAGGAAGCGGAGGAACCGGAACACCAGGACGGCGAATCGGAAGCGGAGCCCATGGCCGAAGACGCTATCGCGGATGACGTGGAAGGATTCGTTGGCCCCGATGGCGGATTCCACCCGATCCGCGGAAGCGAAGGCTACAAGGGGAGCAGAGCGGGAGATCCGAAGAAGAAGCGCCGCAAAAAGCGCGCCAAGGATTCCTTCATCGAACCCGTGGAGGATGCCGAAGATTCCGCATCCGACAGCGCCTTCGAAGTGCTGAAGGCCCTGCGGCCCTCCGTGGCCCGCTCCAAGGATGCCGCGCTCCGCAGCACGTTCAACGCCCTGCTGAGCCGGCACACCCGGTCTTCGCGGCCGTCGAATGGCGGCTACGGCGCCTTCGCGTCCGCCGCGCGCCGCCGCGCAGCCGATGCGGGGCCGGACCCCAGCGAGAATCCCCAGGCCGCGCGCGATGCTCGCATCCAGGCGGCCTACAATGCCCGGCGCACGGGCCAACCCATTCAGGAGGTGAAAAAGTAGCCATGGCATTCACCAGCTTTGGACAAGTCATTCCCGTTACCGGCCCGAACATCGGCTTTCCCGGTGACATATCGCGCCAGGGCGTGCCCGTGGTCAAGGCCCGCCAGGTGCTTCCCACCACCCCCAACAATCTGGCATTCGGCGCCCCCGCGGTTCTGATCGGCCAGTCGATTGGCGGGGCCAACTCGCAGGGCGGCTACTGGCAATCCGTCCTGGACTACCTGACGGCGCCGGCTGTCACGGTCAACGCCGCCACGATCAACGCCAACCCGATCATCACCGTCGCCTCCGCGGCGGGCCTTGTGGTTGGCATGGCCGCCAGCGGCACGGGCATCGGCTCGCTCGCCGTCATCACCGCCATCAACGGGCTGGCCGTCACCCTATCGGCCAACTCCACCGCCACTTCGGCCACGGTTGTCGCCGTGACCTTCGCCATCCCGGCCAAGAATGCCCAGTACATCCTTTCGGTGTTCGCCGGGTTCGCCGTCCGCGAGGTGAAAACCAACCTGACCTATCAGGCCGGCCTGACGCCAGGCCTCCAGCAGGTCGGGTACTACGCGCCGGGCGAGCGGGCCGAAGTTATGGAGCTGGGCTCCATGACCGTTCCCGTGGCCTACGGGACGCCCACTTCGAACTCCGCGGTCTACCTCCGTCTGGTGGCGAACGGAAGTCTCTCCGGCACCGCCGTGGGCGACATCGAAGCCGCCAACGATGTGGCCGCCACTACGACCTTCGGCAGCACCATCGGGTCGGCGGACATCACGGTCAATAGCGCGACCTCGATCGCCATCGGCCAGGTGGCCGCCGGCGCGGGCATCCCGGAGAACAGCATCGTGATCGGCATCAACTCCACCACCATCACGCTGAACAAACTGGCACAGGCCACGATTGCTTCGGGCATGGCCGTCACGTTCAGCAACACCATCGCCCTGCCGGATTGCGTGTTTGGCTCGGGCTACGAAGACGCCAACGGCATCGCCGAAGTCACGCTCTTGCGCCGCCGCGCGGCCTAGAAAGGAGACCATACGACAATGTTCAAATCTCGATTCGTAAGGCCCGCCAACGCGCGGGAAACCCATATGGTCCGCGCTGCGGATCAGATGCGATCCAGAGGATTCGACGCCGCAGGGGCGTCGGGTCTCGCTTTCCTCCAGTCGCAACTCGAATTGATCGACACCGATCTGGTGGAGCCGCTCTCCGCCGTCACTCACGCCCGCGACATCACCGTCGAAGTGGGTGGAGGCTTCCCCGAGTTCGTCTCGGAATTCGCCGCGAACTACGGCTCGCCGGGCACGAAGTTCTTCGGGCTCCAGGGAACCCGCAATACGGAAATCGCCGAAGTCACCGCCGATATCCAGAAGATGGTTGTGAAGGTCATCGACTGGGCGGCCTCCATGAAGATCAGCTACCTGGACCTGCAGCGCATGGAATTCGCCAAACGCACCGGCCAGTCGCCGCCCTTCAGCCTCCAGGCACTGTACGAGAAGTCCTGCCAGACCCTCTGGAACAAGGCGCTCGACTATGTGACCTACTTCGGATTCGACGGCCAGCCGGGCCTCATCAACAATCCGAACGCGCCGGAAACCGTGGTCCCGAATGGTGCCGGCGGCCATCCGTCCTGGTACACCAAGACCTCGGCCGAAATCCTGAACGATGTGAACTACCTGCTGAACGCCGCCATGGCCAACAGCGGGTACGACGCGCCGGAAGGGATGCCGGATCGGATGCTGGTCCCCTACCCGTACTTCGCGCTGCTCACCCAACCGATGGCCCTCGGCGGCATCGGCACGGCCCAGTCCACACTGGAATGGATCGAAAAGAACTGCGTCGCCGCTCATCACGGCGTCCAGTTCAAAATCCATTTCCTGCCGAACGACTGGATTTCCGGCCAGGGCGCGGCCGGTTCCGACCGTGCCGTGGTCTACCGGAACAACAAAGAGTCGCTTCTCCTGCGCGTCCCAACCGCCATGCAGCAGGGCATGACGATTCCGGTGCTGGAAGGCGTGGGCGCCTATGCCACCACCTTTGTCGGCTGCATGACCCCGGTCATCTTCAAGCGGACAACCACCATGATCTACGGCGACGGCCTCGGTACCACGTAGCCGCTTCCGTAAACCCACAAACCCAAGGGCGCGCGCGCAAAGGCCACGGCCGGAGGCGCGCGCCCCCAAGAAGAGAACACCATGCAGATCATTCTGAGACGAACGAAGTGCTTCAGCGAGGGGCAGCAAACCCTCACGCTATCCCCATTGCCCGGGGTGCAGACGGTACCCGATTGGGTCCGCAACACGGGGACCTTCCAGCTGGGATGCCTGGATCAGAGTATTCAGGAGGTCGAGGTGAAGTCGGCGCCCGCGCCGGCTGAAGCCGCTCCAGTCCAAGCCGCAAGGCCAGCGCAGCCGCCGATGCAGGCGGAAGCGCCCGCCGCTCCGCAGCCTCAATTCCACGGGAAAAACAGGAAGTAGCGCCCATGGCCCCCGACTATTCGGCATTCCTCCAGCAGGCGTGGGGTTCCGGTTACGAGTCCGACATGGGCTCTCTCGGCTCCGCGTCCAATATCGTAGTCGGGACCAACCCGCCCTATGCAGCGGCGGACTTCTATGCGTTCTATCCGAAATTCGCCGATCAGGCAACCATCCCGACAGCGGTGGTCAACGCCTTCATCTCGCTCGCGTCGGCATCGCTGGTACAGGCGCGGTGGGGCGCGGAGACGTGGCCCATCGCCATGGCGATGTTCGTGGCGCATTACCTGACGCTCTACCTGCGCTCGGATGGCGATGCTCAATACACCTCGCCCGGGCGGGTGGCGGCGGCCGGCCTCGCCCGCGGCATCCTGGTCTCGAAATCGGCCGGCGGGGTAAGCGCCGGGATTCAGCCGGCGACGGGCCTGGAGTCATGGGCAGCATGGACCTTAACGGAATACGGAATCCAGTTTGCCAGCATGGCCAAGTTGGTGGGATCCGGGCCGATGCTCGTCTGGTAGATCCCATGGCAGCCGTAACCGTTTCCAAGTCCGGGCCCGGTCTCGCGGATCTGGCACAACGCATCCGCCAGGTCAAGGCGAGCGAGGTGTACGTCGGCATCCCGGCGGAGAAGACCCAGCGCAAGGGCGACGCGGTGAACAACGCGGAACTCTTGTTCATTCATAGCAACGGCAGCCCGCTGCGCGGCATCCCGGCGCGCCCGGTATTGGAGCCGTCCATCGTGGCGAACCAGGCGCTCATCTCCCAGCATCTCGGAGCCGCTGCGCAGGCAGTGTTCTCCAGCAAGCCGGAACAAGCGGAGCGGGAGTTGGCGAAGACCGGGACCCTCGCATCGAACGGCGCAAAGCGATGGTTCACCGATCCGCGAAACGCATGGGCTCCGAACACGCCGGCGACCATCGCCGCGAAAAGCAAAAACGGGAAGGTCTCGGATAAACCCCTGATCGACACCGGCTCGCTCCGCCGGGCGATCACCTACGTCATCGGAAAACGGTAGCCGGATGCCCTTCTCTCTCGCGGAAATCGCCAACGATCCTGACTTCGGCCAAGAGTTCACCATCCTCCGGTCGAATGGTTTCTTCGGCGCTGGCGGCTGGCAGGATTCGGTTACCGAGGTGCCGGCCTACGGCGTGATCTGCGTTGCGGACGATGAAGCGCTTCAGCAAGTGCCGGAAGGGGACCGGGTGTCCGGGTCCATGCAGGCGATTTCGGAGACCCCGATCTACGAGACCCAGGAGCGGCGCGCCGGGCTGAGCGACAAGATCGCATGGAACGGCTGCACCTACCGCGTGCAGAGCGTGGCGCCGTGGAAAGACTTCGGCTTCTACTCGGCAATTATGGTTCGGATTCAGGGATCATGACCACCTCGACTTTCCCGAACGGCGACACGCTGGTATCGTCCGCGCTCACGCCGGATTCGCTCGCGACGCTGCTCCAGGCGCTGGTGGCTCAGATCCTAGGATTCGATCCGGCGGACCCGACTCAGCAGTCGGCGGCGTTCTCATCCGTGCGCGTCGGCTGGCCGGAACAAGGACAGCCCGCCTGGGAGATCAGCGAAGACGTCTGCATTATCCGCGCGGACCTCGAAGACGATCCGTATTCGCGGGTGCGGGACGGGATATGGGGCCTGAACAACGCGGAGAGCCTGACAAAGCAGATGGGCTTCACCCAGGTCTGGAATGCCCACCTGACTCTCTACGGGCCGAATTGCGCGGATCACGCGCGGCTGATTCTGTCGGCGATGGCGGACCTGGACTGGGTTCACGATTCGCTTGCTGGGAGCAGTCTGTATCTGATCGTGGGGCCGAATCGACCGACCTACGCCCCTGAACAGTTCCAAGGCCAGTGGTGGAAGCGGGCAGATTTGAGCCTGAAGTTTAACGAGCTGGTTACCGAGTCCACAACCGTATCTTCCGCGGCTGGCGTGGACGTGACGTTACTCAAAGAAAACGGACTAACCACGGAGATCAAGATCGGTTCCGTGTAAGAAAGGACACCCCATGGCAACTAACCCTCTTCCTCTTTCGAATATTCTGAACATCGCTACCCTGGTATCTCCGGCGGCGGTCACGGGACCGAGCTTCAATCAGGCGCTCATCGTCGGACCCAGCACTCACATTCCCTCGGTTGGAGCCAATTCCAGACTGCGGCTGTACTTCAACCTGGCTGAGATGTCAGCCGACAATTTCCAGACCACGGACCCGGAGTATCTGGCCGCCGAAGTCTACTTCGGGCAGTCTCCCACTCCGGCTTCCCTGTGGATCGGCCGCCAGGATCTTTCGGCCATCAACGCCGCGACGCTCGGCACAACCGGCGGCGCCAACTACACCGCAGGGGACATCCTGACCGTTACCCAATCCGGCGCATCCAACGGGCAGCTTCAGGTGCTCACCACGGGCACCGCGCTGAAGGCGACCACCACGGCAACCGTCACCAGTGCCAGCGCAACCATCACGGTCGCCAATGGCACCGGAATCGTAGCCAAGCAGATCATCGCCGGGACCGGAATCCCCACCGGGACTACGGTTACGGACGTGGATGGGACGACGATCACGATGTCAGCCCCGGCTACCGCCGGCGGTGCCGGCGTGGCTGTCACATTCACCAACACGGGCGTGGTCGCCACGTTCCAACTGGTCGAGGCATCCAGCGGCACCGGCTACACCGTCGCCAATGAGCTTCCTGTCAGCGGAGGCACAGGGACTGGCTGCCTCATCGATATCACGGTAATCGGCGAGACCCCGGTCATGGCAATCGCGGCCTGCCGGACGGTCAACGCCGATTGGTACTGCTGCATGTTCGCCGGCACCGCTACGGACTCCCAACACATGGCCGTGGCCGCATTCATCGAAGGCGCGGCTCCGGCGTCCGTCTATTTCGTCACCACGGGCGAAGTCGCCGTTACGTTTGCTCCCAGCACCAGCCTGCCGGCTACCTTGCAGACCGAGAAATACAACCGGACATTCTGCGCGTATTCAACCACGCAGGGCGGCGTCTACCCGAACAAAGCCTACGCCGCCGCATCAGCCATGGGCATCGCCATGGGCCGCAACACGGGCGCCGTCGGCAGCTACTTCGACGTGATGTTCAAGGGAGTCGCTGGCGTTGCGGCCGAGCCGCTGACGCCCACGCAGGTGAACGCGATCTGCGGGACGGTGGATCGCTCCAGTCCCGGGCTCAACTGCAACTGCGTGCTGGCCTACCAGGGAGGTTACGCATGGTGGCAGCCCGCCATCATGGCGTCCGGCATTTTCTTCGATGAGATCCTGAACCTCGACATGCTGGCGTCGGACATGCAGTACTCCGGCGTTGCGCTGTTGACCTCCGTTCCCGCCCTGCCCATCACCGACGCGGGCGTCCTGATGATGAAGTCCGCGCTCGGTGGAGCATGCGACCGCGCCGCTGCCCGCGGCTTCATCGCTCCGTCCGGGACGTGGACCGGGCTGCCCATCGGAATCGGATCGACGGCCGTTCATCCCGGGGACACATTGCCGAAGGGCTACTACCTGTATTCCCCGGCGGTGAACACATTGTCCCAGCAGCAGCGGGCGGCCCGCGTCATGCCACCCGTGACGGTGCTGTTGATCGAAGCGCAGTCCGGCCACTCGCTCAGCGTGACGGTGAACGTCCAGCGGTAGGTCTGAAACAACGAGAGAAAGGAAACCCTCATGAGCAACATTTTGACCACTTACAGCGCGAAGGATCTGAATATGACCTTCACGCACCCTCTCATCGGCACGATTCAGGCCGCCGGGGTCGATTCCAAAGGCATCGCCCAAATCAACGTCCGCATGACCACCGCACAATCCGTCCTTCAGGTCGGGATGGACGGCGCCGTGGTTCCGAGCGTGGTTCCGGGGGATCAGGGCGAGGTCGAAATCCAGGTCTGGCAGACCTCGACCCTCCACCAACAGCTCCTGGCCTGGTACAACGCGCTCAAGGCCGCGCGGGACGCCGGGGACGTGTCGCAGTGGTTCAGCGGCGTACTCCTCGTCCAGAACATTGTGGACGGCACGTCGCACACTTGCACCGGCGTGGCGCCGCAAAAGGTGGCGGACAAGAGCTACCAGGAGCAGGCGCAGCGCGTCAACTGGCTTCTGGTGGCGTGCAGCATCGTCAACGAGTAACCCTCCGGGGCCAGCGAAATTCTCCCTGGCCCCAAACCTTCCACCCCTAACGAGGATTTCAGGAAATGGCAATCGAACGCTACAAGGACGTGACCGTAGAGGGCCGCGAGTTTCGCATCGGCCTGGTGAATGCCAAAGTCGGCGCATGGTGCGGGCTGCAGCTCGCGGCCGGCAAAGTCACCGACGAAGACGCCTACGAGAAGATCCGAACCTACCTGTTCAACGAGATCTCGGTGTACGTCGATAAGGGCGGAGAGCGCGTCCCGATGCGGATCTACGACAACGGGCGCTGGCTCAAGCCCGAGTTCGAATACGACCTGCTCATGGTCGATGGCCTGTTCTGGGCCTGCCTGGGGTTCAACTTCGACCCTTTTTTAGCGAAGCTGCGGAAAGAAGCCGCGGACAAGAAAGCGGCATCGGAAGCCGCGATCCAGGATACGACCAAGTAGCCTTCCCCGAGGATATCAGCGGCTACGCCTGGCGACCGGTGCTTGCGGGCATGTGGAACCAGGGCGAGTTGACTGATGGAACCTACACCATCCACGATCTTGTGGAGGTCAACCGGGTACTGAACGTGCATCAGGAAAACCAGCGGCGCGCGACGGAATCGGCGCAAGCGGCGGCACAACGGCGGCAATGAGTAACATCCTCCAGGAATATCTCGTAAAGCTCGGGTTTGAATCGGACGAACCTTCGTACCGGAAGCTCCAGACGCTCATGGCCAGCGCGGAGAGCGCCGTAACCTCGCACTCCGGCGGCATGCTCAAGCGCGTTCTGGAGTTCCAGGCCGGCGTGGTGGGGGCGTTCACTGGCGTGAGCGCCGCCATCCTTGGCGTGGCCGATAAGGCCGCCATGGCGGATCAGGGCTACCGGCTCATGGGCCTTCGGATGCTCATGACCGCCGATCAAGCCCGCCTGCTCGACATGACCACCAAGTCCTTGGGCGTGTCGTTGGAGGAAATGCTCTGGGACCCGGAGTCGCGCGCCCGCGCCAAGGAGATGGCGCTTCATATCAACAAAATGAGCGAAGGGCTCGGTCCCCACTTCAAAGAGAACATGAAGGGGATTCGGGACTTCCGAACCGAGCTGGGGGAGTTCGAGCACGTTGCCCTCCCCTTCCTGGGAATGGGGTTCGCCTCCAAGCTATTCGAGAAGCTGTTCCCCGATCAAAACGCCCTGGAAAAAATCAAAGGTTGGATGGGCGATCTCGAGGATAGGATCCCCGAGATATCGGACAAGCTCGCCACTTACGCCGTGCCGGTGCTTAGGGACACCTGGGAGATCTTGAAGAAGGTCGGAGAGTTGGTGAAGGAGGGCGCGACGGCCTTCACTAACTTGATCGGGATCTTGTCCGGGGACGATTCGATCCGCGATTCCAAATTCCACTTCGACAATCTGGCGAAGGCCCTTGGCCATGTCGCGGACTTCCTGAAGGCCATCGTAGTTGACCTCATCGATGCGGAGCGGATCATCGTCAAGATCACGGGCCTTGGGGCGTCAAAAGGTAAATCCAGGCCGGAAGCAACCCCCGAGAAATCCGAAGCCGAATCGATCAAGGACGCCATCCGAAGCGGGGAGACCTACGTTCCGAAGTTCGTTACGGATGGGGTCGCAACCGCAGGCGAACAGGAGCAAGGCGCCGCCCGCCAGGCCGTAACCGGAAACGGCATCCACCCTCCGCAGTCGCGGCCCGCGGCGCAAGAGTCCGAAAGTGAATCCGACGGTTCAGACCCCGTGCATCCCGGAAGTTTGGTGGCGCTCGGGGTGCTCGGGCTGACTGGCCTTGGCGCCGCCAAGATGGGATGGGGAATCTTGAAGGGCATTGGACGCCTCGCGGGGATCGGCGGCGGGAGCGGCGCGGCGGCTGGGGCCAGCGCTCCCGCTGCGGCTGCCGGGGCAGAAGCTGGAGGAGCTGCCGCAGTTGAGACCGCCGGGGGGCTGACTCTTGGGATGGTGGCCGCGGCAACGGCGGCGGGGCTGGGCGTTGGCACCGCTATCGCGAAATCCCAGAAAGAGAACCTGGATCGCCGGAACCGGACCGAAGGTCCGAGCTGGCTTGCGGAACATTCGGACCTGTGGCGAGGTTTCCAGGTTTGGACCCATCGCCACATCTTCAACGAGAACATCCCGCCGCAACCTGGAGAAGCGGGCTACACCGGGCCGGGCCCGGCAGCATCGTTGCCCACATCGAATGCCGCGCCCGCCAGTCAACCCCCCGACGTCAAGGTCACAATCCCGAACACCAAAGACAACCTCGCCTACGTCACGAACAACCCCGGAAACCTCCGCTACGCTGGCCAAGCCGAGGCCACGGAGTACAAGGGATTCGCCAAATTCGAGACGCCGGAGGCCGGCTACCAGGCCCTCCTGAAGCAGATCGACATCAGGACGCGGCAGGGCGAGACACTTGGCGAGTACATCAGGCAATACGCGCCAGCGGCGGACCACAACAATACCAGCGCCTACCTAAAGAACGCCATGGACGCTCTCGGGACTTCGGAGACGGTGAAGCTGAGCGACCTTGACCGCGAGGTGCTGGCCAAGTTCCAGATCAAGCAGGAGAGCGGATCTTCGGTCGCGCCGGCAGTTCAGCAGGCCGCCGCTGCCCCAGCTCCGGCGCGGGAAGCGGTGATCCAGCAGGCGGCGCGGGTGCCCTCTCCGCAGCCAGCTTCGCCCGCCGCTGCCCCAGCTCCGGCGCGGGAAGCGGTGACGCACCCGAAGCGCTATCAACTCTACGTTCCGCAGTACAGGGGACCGGAGGATCTAGCGGCACCCGAGGGGAACGATCGGGCGACCGCCGCCCCACCCCGCTGGATTGCCACGGCGCCAGCCTGGTACGGGATGCGGCCGCAATGGTTGGATCATGAGCCCGATTGGTGGGCGAAGCCGACAGTCCCCGTTTCTATGACCTCCGCGGTCCCAGCGGGGGACGATGGCGGGCATCTGGCCAGCCCGAACGAACGCCGCGCCGTACCGGACCCGATCTGGTACGCCAAGTCCCCGGCGTGGCTGGAATACGCCCCCGCCTGGTGGAGCAAGGTTATCGCCCCCGCCGCCGCCAATGTCGCCGGGATCTCCCGCCAGGCCGCCCCAGAGATCAACTGGGCGCCGATGCTTGCCGATATGCAGCGGCCATTCGTGCCGGCCGCCGCCATTTCCAACAGCACCCGCACGTTCACCGTGGACGTGGGCGGGATCTTCATCACCCATCCGGGCGCGGACGAACATACAATTTCGCGGGCCGTGGAGTCGGGCGTCAAGAGCGCGCTCGATGAGCAGACCCGATCCGACCTGGCGCAGTTGGCGCCGGTCTGGGGATAAAAAACCATGGGCGGAATCTCAACCTCAATCGCCGCGGCGCTGTCGAGCATCTATTCCGGCATCGACACCAGTTCGTCCGGCGCCATGCAGCCAGGTGGGAACCCAGGCCCGTGGCGCCCGCCTCAGTGGCCGTCGAGCAAAGCTGCAACGCTCACGATGACGGTGAAGGACCCGAACACCAAGATCACCACGGCCTACATTTTCGATGGGGTGCCGCGCGCCGAACATGAACAGCAGAGCGTCATCACGCTGAACCCGGTTCAGACCGGGGCATCCCTAACCGATCACGCTTACGTGAACCCGCCCCGGCTGACGGTTGAGATTCTGATGAGCGACACGATGCAGTCGTTCAATCTCGGCCAGTGGGCAGACAATCCCTCGCGCAGCATCTCCGCGTACCAGCAGTTGAAGAAACTCCAGACGCAGCGGGCCGTTCTCCAGATTGCAACTCGCTTGGCCAGTTACGACAACATGCTCATCGCGAGCATCCGGGCGGATGAAAGCAAAGAAACCCGATTCGGGATGAAGGCGTCGGTAACCTTCGTCGGGATACTTCGGGCATCCGTGGAGAACGTGGTCTCTAGCATCAACTATTCCGCCGCCGATTCATCGCTTCAGCAGACCGTTGGCCAGATGGTCGGTGGAGAGGTTCAGCCTGCCCAGATTCCAGATTCCCTGGAGGCCCAGCACAACATCGCCAACGTGACGGGAGCAGATC